CAACGATGCAAATCCTCGGACGATCCGCGATTCCAAGTTTGAACAATTGGTGAAGTCAATCCGAGAATTTCCCGACATGACCATGGTACGCCCTTTGATTATTAACCAAGACAATATGATTCTGGGTGGCAATCAAAGATTTATGGCAATGAAAGAACTTGGGTTTACAACCGTACCTTGCCAAAAAGTTGATTGGAGTGAAGAACGCCAAAGGGAATTTCTAATCCGCGATAACACAAATTTTGGCGAATGGGATTGGGATGCACTTGCCAACGATTTTAACGCAGACGATTTGGAAGATTGGGGATTGGAATTACCAAAGGTTATTGATGAGGTGGAGGAAGAACCAACCATTGATACCCAAAAAATCACATTGGAGTACACGCCAGATGAATACAAGCAAGTAAAAAAGGCACTTCAAAAAATAGCATCAACCCCCGAACAAGCCGTTTGGAAATTATTAGAACTATGAAAGCATGGAGAGACACAAACAAGGTAACACCCCACGATGAAGTGTGGGTATTGATAGACACTAAACAAGTGGCATACATTATGGATGGACAATGGTATTTAGCACATGACGATTCACCAATTAGCACGCCTTACCTATGGATGCCAATACCCCTTTTGCCAAACGATTGATTTGATAATGATTTGAAATTATGCCAAACCCAGAAAACATAATTCCACCACAACCAGGTGAGGTAAGAAACCCCAACGGAAAACCCAAAGGCACAAAAAACCGAAGCACCATTGCACGGAAGTGGTTGGAGGTAATGCAAGACACAAAGAACCCCATCACGGGGGAATTGGAGAAACTAAGCCAGGAAGATTTAATCACACTTGCAATGATACACAAGGCAAGGAAAGGTGATGTTGGTGCGTACAAACAATTGATGGATTCGGGCTTTGGTATGCCCACCCAACAAATTGATGTTACAACCGAGAAGCCGATATTCAATGGTATCAATTTAGATGTTGCAGAGAACAACGGCTCAAATCAAGATAAGTAAACTACGCAAACGGGTGCGTATTGTTAGGGGCGGGACATCCAGTTCCAAGACCTTTTCAATTATTCCGTTGCTCATTACTTATGCAGTTCAGAACGCAAAGTGTGAGATAAGCATCGTATCGGAAACCATCCCGCATTTGCGACGGGGTGCAATCCGTGACTTCCTCAAAATAATGGACATGGTTGGAATGTTTGATCCGAACAAATGGAACAAATCATCATTGACCTACACATTCAGCAATGACAGTTACATTGAATTTTTTAGTGCAGACCAACCACAAAAATTAAGGGGTGCAAGGCGTGATGTTTTATTTGTAAACGAGTGCAACAACATCGATTGGGAATCGTATTACCAAATGGCGATTCGTACCCGAAAGTTTATTTATTTGGATTATAACCCCGTGGCGGAGTTCTGGGTAGACAGTGAATTGGTAAACGACCCCGATGCGGAAATGATTGTACTCACTTACAAGGACAACGAAGCATTGGATAAATCCATAGTAACGGAAATTGAAAAGGCAAGGGATAGGGCGGAAACAAGCAACTATTGGCGTAATTGGTGGAGAGTATTCGGACTTGGTGAGATTGGAAACTTGCAAGGGGTTATCTTTTCCAATTGGCAAACCATTGACACCATTCCCGAAGATGCAAGGTTACTTGGTTGCGGTGTCGATTTTGGGTATACAAACGACCCCACGGCAATTGTAGCCGTTTATGAATACAATGGTCAAAGAATCATCGATGAGGTCGCATATCGCACGGGAATGCTTAATTCAGACATTGCAAAGGCATTGCCCAACTTTGTACCTGTTTATGCGGATAGTGCCGAACCAAAATCAATCGATGAAATTAAAAGATACGGCATAAGAATTAAGGGAGTGACAAAGGGTAAGGATTCCATCAATTACGGAATACAGATAATGCAATCGCAATCGTATTTGGTCACATCCACATCAACCAATTTAATCAAGGAGTTGCGAAATTATTGTTGGGATAGTGATTCCCAGGGGCGAAGCATGAATAACCCGATTGGCACAGACCACGCAATCGACAGTTGGCGTTATCATGAAATGATGGCATTGGGTATCAAGTCGAATTATGGCAATTACGATATTCGTTAATTGTTTATTACTTGTTTATTTGTATCTTCGCAGACGATATGACAAGCCATTACCAACAACTTCACAACCAACGACAAGAAATTAAACGACTACGATTATTGTTAGTGCAGATACAAGGCGAAGCCCTAACCAAAATCCAATTGTTAAAGCGTGAAATAATAAACCCACGGGTTGATTTTAACGATGCACCCAATCATTGGAAGGAAGTGTTACGGGCAGTTTGCACAGTAACCGAATTAACACCCGATGAAATACTTTGCCCATCACGGAAAAGGGCATCGTTATACGCCCGTCATATGTTCAACTTTATTTGTAGAAAAAGGTTAGGGATGCCGTGGGCAGAAATTGGGAGGATCATTCATCGCGACCATTCAACGGCAATCAATTCGGTAAACGAGTTTAGCAACATTTTGCACACCGATAAGGAGGTGCAAAGGCAATACGCCAAAGTGTGTGTGTTGCTGAATGAAGCATTGGAGGTATGAACATCATAAATTTTAGCGGGGGCAGAACATCCGCGTACATGACAAAACGCTTAATTGATGAAGGCGGTGAATACTTGGTTACTTTCCAAAATACGGGGAAAGAGATGCCACAAACACTTGAATTTATTAATGAGTGCGATAAGCGTTGGAATCTAAACATTGTGTGGTTAGAATATGACCGATTAGATGGATTCCGTGTTGTGGATTATGCCACCGCATCGCGTGACGGGAGGCCATTCACACAGTTAATTCAAAAGAACAAAGGGTATTTACCAAGCCAAGCCCAAAGATATTGCACCCGTGTATTGAAAATTGAAACACTGCAAAAGTATTTGAAATCGTTAGGGGTCACCGAATACACATCGTTTAACGGGATAAGGTATGACGAACCAAGAAGGTGGGCAAAGATAAACGCAACTGATTTAGATGTTGAATTGCCGTTGGTTAAGTGGAAAACAACCAAGCCAGATGTATTGAGTTGGTGGAAACAACAACCATTTGATTTGATGGTGAATGAACCATACGGAAATTGTGATGGGTGTTTTTTGAAAGGCAAAGGCAAGTTGTCAATTATTGCAAAGGAGAAACCCGAATTATTTGATTGGTGGATAAAACACGAAACCGAATCTGGAAACACATTTAAGAAAGAAATCAGTTACCAACAAATTAAAGACAAGGCACAATCGCAACTTGGTTTGTGGGATGATGACCCATCGTTTGAATGTTTCTGCAATGTAGATTAATAACAAAATAGCATCACATCGTTTTATGAATATGCAAGTAAGTGGATATAAAATCGATTTGGCCGCGTTGGATGAAATTAAGGCAGCGGAATTAGAACCAAGCAAATTTATGGATAAGGCAATCGCCGCCAAAAAAGAAGCGAAACAAAGTTTTATCGAAGCACAACAAAAATATCAAGCCATTGTTGCTTTGTGTGACAAGTATTTGCCAATGGCAGAATCCATTGGAGAACCAAATGCTATCAAAATAATTAAGAACAAACGCAAAATGGCTAACGATATGTTTAAAGCGTTGAACATTGATATCAAAGCCCTGTAATTTAGTTTTTCATATTTATTGCAAGGGGGTTAATAGCCCCCTTTTTTTATGCTAACAACAAACCCCAATTTGGTCGTTTTATAATTAATGATTGAATCAAAAACCATATTAGTACCCACATCGTTAAAGGATGTAAAGTTGCATCAAATGTTGGCGTATCAAGGTCTAAAAGAAGACATGGAAGATACCCAACGCCAATTGGAAGCGGTATCCATTTTTTGTGAGTTGACAATGACCGAGGTCATGGCCATGCCGTTTGATGTATTGCAAAAGGCCGTGGAACGCATCACATTGATGTTGACCGAACAACCCGAGTTCACGCCCAGGTTCAAAATGGATGGCGTTGAATACGGCTTCATTCCAAACTTGGATGATATGTCGGTGGGGGAGTTTATAGACATTGAAACATACACAAAGGAAACCCACGATTTGTGGAAGGTGATGAGTGTGTTGTATCGACCCGTTACGCATAGCGGACAAAATGGGAGGTACGAAGTCGCACCCTATTCGGCAAACCTTGTCACGGCATTCAAGGACTTAGATTGCAACACCGCATTTGGGGCCATGGTTTTTTTTTGGAGTTTAGGAATCGACTTACTGAATTCTATCCAGAAGTATTTGGAGGGGGAGATGGGTCAGCAGATGAAAACCGCCTTACCAAAAAATGGGGATGGTTTGGAATGGTCTATCGACTCGCTTCACGAAATTTCCTACAATTGGAAAATGTCTATACTAAGACCATTCACACCGCTTTGTATTGGACCGCTTACGAAAGCGACATTGCGGAAATGGAACAAAAAATTATTAAGCAAAGTTACAAGCGATGATAAATAACCACATAGGAACCGCATTTAAGGTATTCAAAGACATCGCCACGGATGAGGGATGGAATTATAGCCACGGCACATTAACGGAGTTGGATTTTAAGGCGTTCACGGTATTTCCGTTGATGCATTGTTCAATCCAAGCCGTGTCGTTGACCGACCAAATTGCATCCATCCAAATGAACATTATGATTGCGGATCGTGTGAACTTTTTGAAAGGTGAGAATGAGCAAAAAAACCTTATCACAGTTTACGACAAATATGGTTACACCGAGAATCAAAACTATGCACACATTTTACAAGAAATGTATGTGCAAATGTCAAAGGGTTTGTGGAAGTTAGAGCAAGACAATTATAGCCAAATACAATTCCAACGCCCAATCGTGTTTAACCCATTTGTGGAAACGATGGATTCCGTATTGGCGGGATATCAAATACAAGTTACAATTGACTTAATCAACCCGTGGGTAACTGATGGCGATTGCGTTTAAGAATAGCGTTGCCGTTGTTGCGGATTATTCCAAGAAATGGGCAATCGCTTGTCGGAATATGTTGGAAATAAAACGCCCACGCACATCAATCCGTGCCAAGTGGAAAAAGGTTGGCGGTGGATGGCAAGTGGTGTCAGCAACGAAAAAGACATTCCGTGGTAATTATGTGGCCAGTGGTCAATTGGTGGCATCCATCCAACCCGATCCGAATGGGTTGACATTGGGTATCAGTATGAACAAGACGGCGGATTATGTGCAAAGGGGTCGGAAGCCAGGCAAAGGGATTCCACTTGATTCAATGCGGAGTTGGGTTAAAATGAAACGCATCCAACCAAGGGATTTGTCAACAGGTAAATTCAAATCAAAGGCAAACGAGGAAGGAATGCGGTTTATGATGAATCGCAAAATAAAGTATTTCGGTATCGAACCATTCCCATTTGTAAGCACGGCAAGACAACAAATTTTACCATCGTTCAACAAAGCGTTGACCCAGGCGATGAAACAAGACATTAAAAAAGGACTATTCAAAAGATGAGTTTTACATTTACACAACAACCCGCATCCATAGTTGGGGCCAATTCCCCAATCATTTATCAAGCGTTTGAATCCACCAATTACGCGAATGCGGGATTCCGTTATGAGTTCAAAGTTTATGT